AAGGTGACGTCCTCATAAAGCGTTATACACTCTGTACCATCTTCGCTTCTTTTATGCCCAGATACACGGGAAATTCTCTTTTCGTTACGGTAGTCTCCAATTTTTTGATCCTTTTTTCCAGGACATTCTACGAATACATCTTTTTTATCTTTCGGTGGTATATATTGTCCTGATTGATCTTTTGAATCTACAAATTCCTTTTCCTGTTTATTAGGAGTCTTAGATTCTGTATAAGTAAATTCATTAGGGTTATATTGCAACGGTTCAAAGGACGGGATAATAAAATTACCACATTCGCTATACGTTCCATATTCATCTTTGTCATTATCAATCAGGCTAGGTAAATTGTTTCTATGTACTCTTACACAACCTGGTATATCTACTTTCGGTTTATAAATAATATCTAATGTTGGAACGTAAAGCTCCCATACAGGTATCTTTGGTATATTTACTTCTCGTATCTCAATCCGATGTATCTTGGTCATGGTTGGGATAGTAAACCTCTACATAAGATTCACATTTAGGACAGGAGAGATTTGTAACCATAGAATATTCTTCTGCAAGTATAGGTTTTAGCTCTTCAACACTATGATCTCCGCCCCAGATTAGTTCTGTTTGACAATGCCAGCAGTTCATAATTTCATCTTAGGAATAGCCATAGATGGTCCTGTTGTCTTTGGTAATGCGTTATCCAATACGTTAGGCATCATACCTTTTACATTGCCCAGTATCTCGTTCATTACTCTTGCCTTGAACTGTTCTGAAGTTACATACTTGTAACCAAAGTACGCTCCACCACTCATCGAA